AGCATTTAACCTAGCGTAATCTTGCACATCACCTCCGGTTTCTTCCATAAACTTTAAAAGTTTATTTACTCCTTCTGGTAATTCAGGCGCTAATGGTTGTGTATTAACGGCATCCTTAACTTTAATAGGCGTATTGGTTTCAATTTCTGTTATTTCTTCTACTTGTTGTAAGGGAGTATCTACTTTTTCCGTAGCATCCTCACCGGCAACGATGACTTCTTCGGATACTTGTCCCACTTCTTGCAATCCCACTTCGGGTTGTTCTGTGCGTAACACGCTTTCCTCTGTGCTTGATTCTTGAATGGCATCTGTTTCTTCTTTTTTAATTTCTTTTTCTTTAGGAAGATTACTTAGATCTATTTTTGTTACATTAGATACTTTACCTAAATTTTTAAATTTGGGGGTTTTACTTTTTATTTTAAATTCCCCCTCTTGTTTTACTTTTTGTGTTACTTCTGTTGACATGATATAATAAAATTAATTAATAAAAATTATCTTGGGCCAAACTGTTCTAGACCAAACCCACTTAAATTATCATTACCTGATGATTCAAAGTTTTTTGGTAATAAATCATTTTTACGTTGATCTATAAGTTCAGATTGTTGTGTGCCTTGTATTTTAACTCTTTCGTCTTTACGATCTTCTATTTCTTGTTCTTTTCTTGTTGTTGCTTGCGCCTGAATTTGAGCTAATTGCATTTGATAATTAAATTCTTCTGCCATCAATTGCTTTTTGATTAAAGCCTCTTGCTCCATTCTTTGTATTTCATAATCAGATTTAGCTTTTTCTAATTGCATTTTTGTTTCGGCTAAAGCTTGTCCTTTTTGAACTTCTGCCAAGGCCGCAGCTTCAGAAGCTTTTGCATTAGCCTCTCCCTGCGCAGCTATATTAGCTTGTTGTATCTCTTGATCTCTTTTTTGCTTTTGAGTTCTTTTTACTTTTAAAAGTTGATTAGCTAATTTAAGATTGTTTACTTGTCTTATATCGATAGCATCTTCTAAATCAATATTGCCTTGCTGTAAAGAAACTTGAATGTTTTGTTCTAGTTGCGCTTTTTCTTCTTCATCTGGTTCAAGCTCTAGGAATATTCCAAAGTCATGTAAACATACATTTTCAATTTCTTCTAATGTTGCTACATTAAATGTATTTATACTACTTAATAAAGACTCCCGCGTTAACGGAAATTGCAATGCATCGTTTACTCTTAAACTTATATTTTCTGCAGTTTTAATAGTTATATACATTAAAGACTTTAATATATGTCTTGTGGCCGTATTTGAATTAGCCGCAGCCATTTTTTGTAGCCCAACTAAAGCATTTTTATCTGGAGAACTTCCGTCTCTAGCTTCATTTAATCCAGTTGTATCTCTTATCATTTGTAAGTAATACTGATAAGTTTGTATTAAAGCTTGAATTTTGGCAAGACCACTAGAAGATTGCAATTCTTGTATAGGTACTTTACCTCTGTTTAATTCACCATCTTGAGTTAAAGATCTTCCAACAATACTACCAGTTTGGAAATACATATTTAATGCTTCTGCTGGATTGTAATTTGTGCCATTACCAAGATCAACTTCTGCAAGTCCATCCATATCTAAATATACACCATCTGGAACTACGCGAGACAATACTTGTTGTAGCTTTAAATGTGTTAATTGAATCATGTCAGCAAAGCTTGTTATTCTATTTACTAAAGAATCAACTCTACCTTTATACATTCTAGGTGCAGAAATAGAATAATTCATATTAACTTTAGTAGTATCAGAAAAAGGTCTTGTCATATTTTCTGCAAACTTCCAATCTAAAACTTTACTCATTCCTAATACTTTAGCCCCCGTATATAAAACCTCTATACTTCTAGAAACTCTTTCAAAATTATCATTTTCTGGCGGATCAAATAAATCATTTTTTTCAATAGTTTTTTCTAAACCTTGCTCAGTTCTTTTAATTTTAAAAACTTGATTAGTATAGGTTTTATATTCAAAAAACAATATAGACACTAAATTACTATCATCACCTCCTGCAAAATTTCTTACATAATTGCTATACTGCGAAGGCCCTTTGTATTTTTGTATTTCTTCTAATTCAGAATCTGTTAAATTAGAAAATTGTCTTTTAACTTCTGATAAGCTTAAGTTTTTGACCTCTCCAACATAATATAAATCTTCAAAGTTAGGGTCTTCTGTATAAGAATAAACTATTGAAGCGGGATCTACATAATCAACAGTAACTCCTTCAGATAAATTAAAACTTGTTTTTGAACAACCAATACCTAGCACCGCTAGATCATATGCAATACGTCGTTGATCTTCTTTATATTTATTAGCATTAAAAACGTTTTCTATTAATTCTTCTTCTGCAATTTCAACAGCTTGCTTATAATTTAGCTGCATTACTAAATCTAATTCTTCTTTGCTTTTTGGAAGGTTTTCTGGATTAGAAGTATTATAAAGATTAGCACCTGTAGACTGTTTAATATTTTCAACGAAAGATTGGGAATACATGTCTTCCATTATACTTGCTGCATATTTAGTTCTTTCTTTTAGTGCAAATGGATCCGTAGCAAAAGATTTTATTTTGTAACCTTTTTCCGTCATTCCGTTCACTACAATATCTACAAACTTTGGAATAACTGGTACAATTTTCCAATCTAAATTTAAATAAGACAAATCGCCATTAATAGACAATTCATCTTTATATTTTTGAACAGGTTGCTCCCCTCTAGCATATAATCTTAAGCTGTGATAATTTTGATAATTTTGTAAATATCTATCACCACCTATATCTTGTCTGAACCATTCGTTCTCAATGGCTTGAGCCACCCTTAACCCATAGTCATAACTATTCTTTACTGAATCAGGTACTACCTGGTCTGGGAATGAACTGTTATAATTTGTGTAAACCATTTATTTTTGAATTATTTTTGATGTAAAACCATCATTATTATACTTTTTTATTCCTAAACTTACAGGCTTAAATGCTCTTTTTGCTGTTGGAGCATATTTGTTTTTATTACAAGCCATTATAGCTAACCCCGAACTAATCGAAGCATCAAACTTTGTTCTATTATTTAAATTAAATTTGGCCCAATCATTTAAAGTCCTTATAAAATACATATCTCCATATGTATCATTATTAAATCCAATATAAGAATCTATATAACTTTCTATCGCAGCAGCGTGTGCCTGCTTCATATCTTCACTAGAGTTTGGTACGCCTCCAATTTCTCTTTCAGTAATAGATAATTTATTATAATTTTTATCAGGTCTATTTATCGAGTAACCTCTATAGCCTCTTCTTTTTAAATAATATAGTAATCTAGGCTTGTTGTTCTCTGCTAAGATAGGCATTCCATAAAATACTAATGCCATTAATACATCTTCAAAAAATGTTTCTGCATTGTCAGGTCTTGCAACGTATTCTAAAAAAAACATATTAGGTGGAACGTCTTCCATAGAAAACTTAGTTAATCCATGCAAAGATCCTTTAGAGCCTCTGCCGTCAACTGTGCCAGATATATCATAACTATCACATCCAAATGCTCCACAATGTTCATTTCCCGGATATTTCATTCCGTTTTTTAAAATCATTCTATTCTGCATTTCATTATCAGGAACCCAGGAAATAAAAAATCTTCCTTTATTATTAGGAACAAACATTACTTTAGTATCTCGTATTCCCCCTAACCATTGAAAATTACCTTGTGTTATTAAACTTGATCTGGTAATTTCTTCATTGTAATCTATTTGCTCATAAATCTTAGTTAGATTAAATAAAGATTGTTTTGTTTCATCTCTAAAAGCATGCTGTATAGTTCTTGGAAATTGTCTATAATATTCGTTTAAAGCGTCTTGATCAGTCTTTAATCCTTCAACTTCATTTTGCCAATAATCAATTACACCTATATCTACTTCACTGTTGTCTATACTTTTTACTGCTTTTTTGGGTGTATCGAATATAGGTATTCCATATTTATCAATGAATCCTTCGTAATTCCATTCCATAGGTATGAACAAAGAATATAATCCTGAACTAGTCTGTCCGTTGCGGTTTCTTTTAGTAACGTTTGAATTTTCATATAATCTTTTAAAGTTTTCCCCTCCTTTATCTAATGCATTTGATGTTGATCCCATCATACATTTACCTACTATTCTGCTACCTAATCTTAATGTAGTCTTAGTTACTCTCCAGTTGTTTAATATATTATCAGGCCTTTCCCACTTACCACTTTCATCGTGTACAAGTAAAGAAAGTTTCTCACCATCATAA